CCTGTCTTAGACAGGTATGGTCCGGATCGATCTCCAGACATCGTTAACCCTTGGGTTAACGGTCGATATCTGAAGTCTTTGACTTCAACGTCGGCATTATACACTCTAAGAGGTATAAACCTGTTGATGTTATCAAGTTCCTTCACTCGCTCATAGAGCTCGGGAAGGTCATCGACAGAATACTCTGGATCATACGTAGCATCCCAAAGAGATGCATACCGTACTTTCCAGGGTGTTGTGTTATATGTGGAAATATTCCTGTTCTCTGAGAGAACAACATTAAACACAAAACCACGTGAACACTCTCTGACTAAGTCATCGGGTGTCATGTAACCCTTATTTCGAAGCTTCTTAAGAAGCTTCCGTAAGGGTAAATCAGCGGAGAGACCCAAAGAGTCTCGAAGCTGATAAGGATCGAGAGGTTCAAGATCTTTGATCAAAGAACTCTCGATCGCATTAATCCAAGACCCGTCCAACTTAGTTGCACGTTCCACACCATTAGATGTGAAGGCCTTGAAAATTCTAACAAGTTTTGGCTCAGCCTCGCCCCTTAGGAGCTTGGTCATGAGCTGTCTTGTTGGAATTGGGACATTTGAGTAGATCCTTTGGATCTCCCCATTAAATCCCATATCCAATCCACCTAATGCCTCAGGCAATAGTGTTTGGAAATAGAGTGAGGTACCCTCCTTTGGAAGGTAATCTTTCATTCTACAAAAAAACCTTTGACGTACCATCTCAACCCACTGGGTTGGGAAGGCGTCTGGGTTTAACCATCGGAGAGTTCGTCCTAAGGACTTTGCTTTTCCTATGGCTATATTACGATCGTTTTGAACCTCCACACTCTTAGAGAGTGGAGATAAAAGACGAATCTTAATTGAGTCTACGAAAACTGAGTTTTCGTAATTCTCAAAGTTCCTATTAATTTCTTTAGGCTTCATCTTTAAGATTTTGCCTTTGAACATAAGAACTTTTTCACACATTCGAATCGCTAAGCGACTGATTGCGTGTTTGCGAACTGAGATCTTT